TGTCGGGGAGGGGCGCTCTGGGCGTGCCTCCAACGCGTTGATATATTGCGTCGTCTGAGATTATTTTCTCGGCCTCAGACTCCGTTGGCCGGTCGATACGACGAGATCAGTATTCCTCATCCGTCTGGAACGTGGCTTCTTCTTGACCTTGTTTTGATTCCAAACAGGGTCAAGCCGCCCAATCACGTCTCCCTCGACCTCAACTAATCCTTCTTTAAGGTTAGGAGGGAGTGGAGGGTGAAAGAGCGGTGGATCAAAGATAGTCACTGAATCGGCGGTGCTTAGCCAGTCTCTGAAACTAACAACATCATACTCAGGAAGTTGGTAGACCAAAAGATCTTCCATCCAATCATGATAGTCGTTAGGATACTGTACATCAGCATCGTATTCAGCGTTCCAAATTCGGTGCAAATTCGAGAAGTCAGTCGGAAATCCGAAAATTTCGCCCACTTTCTTTACAAACTCACCGAGGACAGGGGTATTCTTATCAGTCAAATAGAATGAATATGCTTTCTCCAATAACATAGTCACTCGACTGATGTTGGGGTTCATGCGGGTTGAAGAATGAAATTTTGACAATTGTCGTTTTATATCACAACAGCTGTCTATTCCGTCTTCGTCCCACCAGACATCGGGCCCATAATATCTGGACAGGAAAGTCGTTCGCGGCTCTCCACGCATGACCACATCTATTTTCAAGATTAACCCAAACTGAGTAGCAGCAGCTACTGCTACCTCCGGATCTACATCCGCTGTACCACCATCATCACCACTATAAAACCCAAGTGATGACCATGCTTGTTCATGATTATACTGTTTAAGCGTTGACACATGTGTCATTTTCCTAAACGTAAAATAAGCTACAAAAGCATTCACTAGAGTGTTATATATAGTGGTTGTCGGTGAGCCAGAAATCAACTGTTCTTCTACCATGGAACTCACACCCTCACGAGTGATAGCAGGAACGTGTTTGATCTTGTTCAAAAGTTCTATAAGGCGAGACACAAAGGTACTATGAAATACTTTTCCACAGAGTGTCTCAAACAAAACAGAACTTGCCCTGTCATGTGTGCCATCCATACGGGTGTAGTCAGTAATTCCCATCCATTTTCTACTCCGTCTACAACATTCACCCCAACGGGTGGCTATTGCCAGCGGCGTCTTCCCTGATGCATACCAGGGGAACATCTTAAGAATGAGAGCTAGACCATACATGTATTGTGACAGTTCAACTTTCTTGATGCCTTCAACCTGTGAGATGATCCGAGGATCACCTATCTTAGGGTAGGCTTCACATTTCATGAACTCTTTGACAAGGTCAGTTTCAAGACCATGTTGAGCGCGTTCTATGATTGCACGTTGGCTGGGCTTATGTTGTTTCATCAACACTGTTTCAAATTCTAGTGGATAGATTTTACCAGATTGTTTAACAATCTCATCAGTAAAATCGTTTATACACCTCAACATAAAAGCAGTAACCTTTGACATTGGTTTCTTCTTCAGGAGGTCTGTACGTCTACTAGTAATCATCCTAGTGTCATTATTCAAACATCTGGCTGGTGTAAAACAGCCGTCCAACAGTGGCATCATAAAATGCGTTAATGGCGCGGTAGTAGGTTCGTAGTCCGCAATGCTTTTCAAGAACTGGTAGGTCTTAACTGGTTGGATAGAGTCGAGCAGATGTCTCTTGGCATGCAACGTAGTAGTAAAAATACTCCAGTAAAGTTTCTGACCCTTCAAATTTCAACCCCATTGAAACATCAAGGCCAGCCATTTTAGATTTTACTGTAGCATGTGTTAACTTGCTAGTATTTGCAGCACTAGAGATAGCATCGTCAACTGTTATGCTGGTAAATGCACTGGTGAAAGCTCCGCATTTGGCTGTGCTGACAAAGAGGCCTTCTTGATTATTCACCACTAGCCTTGCAAACCCGGTATCAACAGGTAAAAACCTG